ATTTCTCCAAGCTCGTCCGGGCGTCGATGAAGGGGGAGACTTCACCGGCGTTGAACGAGGGATAGAAATCGAACTTCGGCATCTACTTTTTGAGGTCGCGGAGGATTTTGACGAGGGTGATGAGGCCAACGGCGAACCCGACCGTTACGGAGGCGAAACGCATCCACGCTTCCAGATGCGGAAGCATGGAGTAAATCGCCGCGCCGATGGAGGTGGCGCTGCCGACGAGGCCGGTGGCTGCGGATTTGAGTTGGTCGCCGTTCATTAGGAGTTCGCTTGACTGAGAAGATTCCCGAGGATTTCTGTGGTCGTGACTTGGCCGAGTCGAGTCGTGTTGAGGGCCGAGACTTTGGCGAGTTCGCTCGATAGCTCGGTTCTCACCTGTGAGGCGATCTGGCTTGTCGTCGGAACCGTTGGCGCGTTGGTGAGAGTTGTGACCGTGGCAAGCGTGCCGTTGGGGGCGAGCCTGCTGGATATGGTCGTGTCTATGCGTTCAAGCTCAGTTGCGAGTTCGGCGCGTATCGCGGCTGGCGTGAGGACTGCCGTGCCTGTGGTCGCATCTACAGGGACTCCCAGACTAACCGACCCTGCGGCCGGGACTGCACAGGTGCCGGTGAGGTTGCCGCCTCCATAGACGACGCCTGATCGCACATTGGCGGCGATGGGGTTGCCGAATGCGCCGAAGTCGCTGCCGAACATCGTGAAATACGAGTCCGTCGTGCCTGCGAGGGCGTATCGTGTCTGGCCAAGCGTGGGCGATGTGCCGAGCCTCCATCTATTTCCGCTCACGGCTTTCCATCCGCTCCAATGATCGAGAAAATCTCCGCTGAGTCGGACATCGGCAGATGCGTTGGCGGCAGAGACGGCGTTGGAAAATGCAGAGGCAGTAAAAGTGCTGTTTGCAACGATTAGCGTGCCTGTTGAAGCATTAATCAAAGCAACCCCTCCGGAAGCGGAGGCTGCATTGAAGTTGCAGGGAGCATTAACTGTTATTGTTCCAGTTGAGGTATTGTTTACTCCGCCTGTGTTGGTAGTAACGCCTCCATTGAAAGTGCATGAAGCGTTGACTGTTACTGTTCCGGTTGAGTTATTGTTTAAACCGCAAGCTCCTGCTGTGTTGCCTCCATTGAAAGTGCATGAAGCGTTGACTGTTACTGTTCCGGTTGAGTTATTGTTTAAACCCGCTGTAAAAGCGCCTCCGTTAAAAATACAAGGGGCGCTAACCGTCACTATTCCAGTTGAAGCGTTATTAAATCCGTTGCCGCCAGAACCGGTGCCGGTTGCTGTAAATGTGGAATTTGCTAAAGTAGCGGTTCCAGTTGAATTGAAATTGCATCCATGTGTGCCAGTCGTGCTACCTCCCATAACCCGCAATCCATCCAGCGTGATATTAGTCGCTCCGGTTACAACCAGACATGCGGTAGTGCTGGCACGGATGTCGGCAGTCAGCGTGTAAGTGGCAGACATCGCAAACGATCCGCCTCCGCCAGTAGCTCCTGCGGGTGTGTTGGCGGCAGTGGTGATCGTTGCGAGAGCGCGGGCATTGCCTGTTCCAGAGCCGAGGCCGGTGGCGAGGAATATGGTGCCTGCGGTGCTTGAGGCTGCGCCGATTGCGGTCCATGAGGTCGTTCCGACGAAAAGAATTTCATACCACTGACCAGAGACGAAGGAACCAGCGTTGACCGTGGGGTTGTTGGCTCTGCCGATGTTGATGTCTTGGTTGATCGTGACATTGAAACCATTGGCATAAACGGTGTCGCCGTTGCCGGGCAGGACGCCGCCGTTCCATGTGCTGGTCGATGACCAGTTGCCGTTTGCGATAGCGCGTGCTGTGGCCATGGCTTAGAGTCCTTTCGCGACGATGAATTGTTGGAGGGCGGCTTGGATCGCGCCAACGGTGGCGAGGGTGGCTTCGTCGGCATGAGCGAGCGAGCCGAGGCGGATCGATTTCGCGTGGGCGGGCTGGGTCTCGACCATGCCGTCTTCGATGCGGAGGGGCGTGAGGTTCATCACGACGCTGGCCTCTGGCTTGCCTTCTCCGTCATAGCTGCCGGAAATGATGAGGTTCAGGGCGTAACGGTCGTATTGCTTTGAGTCGATGGTGGATGGTGCGGATGCTGTCATATATGGATATGGGTTGATTTTTTAGGTGTAGGAAAGTGAGGTTCTGGAAGACCACGCGCCGGTGGCGGATTGGGTGGCTGTGACCGACCCATCGGCATCGGTGGTGATGCGGGTGATCGTCCAGCCGGTGGAGGATTCGGCGGTGCCGGTGGGTGCGGTGCCGTAGTAGTGGTAGGGTTCGTCCCAAGCGGCGCGGGCGATGGTGGAACCGCCCTCGGTGAGGGGGACGGGGGACCATGACTCGCCGTCGAAGACGAGGATGTCGCCCATCTCCGCCCCCTCGCCAGAGAGGCGAGAGGCCGGGATGGTGACGGGTTGGACGACCCAACGCGCTCCCGTCCACTTCCACTTCCGATTGCCGGAAGCGAAGGTGTCGTTGACTGACGGGGTGGCTGGAAACGCGAGGGCGGACATGGTTTTTTACTGCTTGTCGATTTCGACCCAGGCTCCGTTGTAGGAGACATACTCTGCCATGTCGGTAGAGTCGATCCAGCGGAGACCGGCGGTGTGTGACGGGGCGGTTGTCGAGATGACATCCTTGATTTGCTTGCCGCTTTCGAGGGAGGAGATGTTCGACTGCGCGGTGGAGAGGCCACCTTCCAAGGAGGAGGCGCGGCCTTCCAGCGAATCGATATCCCCTTCCGCAGTAGTCACCCGACCGGCCAAAGTGCTGGCGGCAGATTCGGCGGCGTCGAGGTCGCTCTGGAGCGTGTTGATTTCGCCCTCCGCCGTGTCGAGGCGGGCGTCGAGGCCGGAGATGTCCGAGGCCAAATCGGCATCGGCGGCTTCCAGCGAGGAAACGGCATTGGCGAGGTTTGTCGAGGCGGCACCAGCGAGGCTGGAAATGGCTCCGTTGAGGTTGGAATCCGCAGATTGGAAAGCGGTTACGATTTCCGATAGCGAATTGAGGGCGGTGCCATCCACATTGGAAAGGACATCGTCCACGCGAACATTGAGCGCGGTGATGCCGCTTTGCGCGGTGGAGAGGCCGGATTGGAGAGAATCAATTTCTCCCTCGGCGGTGCCGACCCGGCTGGTCAAGCTGGTCGCTGCCGACTCGATAGCCGAAATGTCGCTTTCAATCGCGCCTGCGCGGGATTCCAAAGCGGTGACGGCTGGGGCCGAGGCCACGCGGGCGTTGGTGTAGTAGAGGTTGTTGGAACCTTCGACAACCGCATCGGTTGTGCGAGGGACGAGTTTCCAAGCGGTGCCGTTGTATTTCCACGAACGGGAACCGACGGAGTGGATGTCATTGAGGGCCGGTGAGGCCGGGAAGGAGATAGCTGCCATGGTAGTAGTGTTTTCTAGTTGTTGGTTGGTTTTTCGACCCACGCGCCTGCGAACCATTCGTAGGTCGTGAGATCAAAAGGAGTGGTCCAACGCTGGCCGGTGTAGGGGTGTGCGGGCGGCGTTTCGGAAAAAGTCGCGGGGAGATCGGCGGCTTGCTGGTAAGTGCTGCCATTCCAAAGCCAGAGAGTGCCGCTATCCTGCGCGAGGTAGATGCGGGCCTCTTTGCCGGGTTGCGGAAAATCGGCCCGGGAGGGGTAGATGACGAGTTGCTTGACGCTGTCATCGGGCAAAACGATCTGAAACTGGGAGAGGTCCAGTTGCTGGGTGATGTTCGATTCGGTGATCGTCGTCATGCGTAGGTGGCGGTCTCCCGGTTGGTCCACGCGACATTGGTCGTTTTGGCGGTGGCAGTGACGGTTCCGTTGGCGGAAAGGGCGGAACGGGTGATGGTCCACTTGGCCACGGCGGCGGCGGAGCCAGTGGCGGGGATGTCGGAATTGAGGAGCAGTCCGTAGTAGCTGAAGGTGCCTGCGGTGTTGAGGGCGAAGGAGTGGATGAAGTTGTCCGGGTCGCGCTGCGTAGTGGCCGAGTAAAGTCCGAGAGCGACGACGACGATTTTCGAGCCATTCGGGATCGCGGTGGCGAAGGTGATCGTGCCAGCACCTTGGTTGACGAGGTAGTCAATCGTCGGTTCCTGCGTGACTCCGTTGATCGCCACAATGACATGGTTCGGGTCGCTCGATTTGAGGCCGGTGACCGAGAAGGTGCGGAGGGTGCCGTTGCCGGTGAGGGTGGTTTTGGCCGATGAGAGGAGGCTTGCTTGAGGGAGACCGAAGTTGAGGACGGCGGTGCTGCCTGCGCCGGTGTTGGTGACAAAGGGCGCGGTGGTGCCGGGAACGGCGGTGACATCCCCGACTTGGACGAGGAGCGAAGGGTAGCTGACGCCGCCTGCGGGACCGCCTCCGCTGACCTGCGAGGCATCGACCCCATCGCCGCCATTGCGGGAGGAGACGAGTTTGGAGGACATCCACGCAGGCTTGATCCGGCCTTTGCGCTCGGTGGAGTCCCGGCGCATGGCGGGGCTTTTCCCGAGGAGTTCGGTTTCCTTCGCGAGGAGCGCGGCTTTGTTGGCATCGCCGGTCAGAGGGACGGCGAGCTTGGAGGCGAGGTTGGCCGTGAGTAAGTCTATGAATAAGGAGTCGAAGAGGGTGACCTCGGTCACTTTCTTGACATATTCCAGCGTGATCGCCGTGCCGAGCCAGACATCCCAATCGGTCGTCCAACTGGCGGACACGCCGGGTTGCTTGGTCGAACCGGCAACCAGGCAGCGGTAAACCGCGCCGTTGTTGGAAACCGCATTGCCGACCTCGTAGGTGCGTCCGGTGACCCATGCGGGCGAGCCGGAATCGGCATTGGTGAGGACGAAATTCCCAGCGACCTCCCATGCCGAATCGCCGGTCGAGTAGTCGTAGTCGTTGACCCGGAAGACGCGCAAGCAGTCGGACGGGATCGCGTAGCGGTAGGCCCACTTGTATTCCGGGCGCGGGAGGGTTTCGGTGACCGTGGTGGCCTTCATCGCCCATGTCCACG